CGCGTTCGTCACTTGCCCGTTTGTCGGCGCGTTAAATGTAACCGGCTGGCGAGCGTAACCACCGCCCGATACTTCCGTTCCTGTGTTAGCGTCAGTTGGGTCGCTTGTAAATAGCGCAACGTATACTTGCGATGGGCTTGTATACGGTGTGTTTCGTAAAACTGCGTTTAACAATGCGTTTTCAAGGTAATCACTCATACTCATATTTATCGTCCTCCTTCGTTATTGAACCGTAATTGAAACTGAACCGAGAATCGGCACTTCGTCGTCGTTCAATATGACGTTAGCTACCGACCCGTTGACGGTTAAGTTTGAATAGTCAATGACGCCGTTTGCGTCGAGAATTGCGTTTCCGATCGCCGTGTATCGTACAATCGTTTCAACGAATCCGATTTTCTTAAAATACTCCGTTATGTTTTCACGAATGTTCGTTTCCACAGCCGAAGGGTCAGCGCCTGTTGATAACGTAACCGTAACGGAAATATCAATCGGCACCTCTGTTACGCCGACCACCGTCACATCAGCGTTAACCGGTCGAACGCTTTCGATATAGTCAGCGACCGCTTGAATGACTTGCGCTGACGGGCTTCGTTTTTCGGAGTTAACTACGACGACTTTGACCGTGCCAGGTCCGTTCCAAACCGGGTAACATCGCGCGTCAGCTACGCCGGCAATTTCTTTCGCCCACGCTTCGTATTGATACTTGTTACCGCTCGTAATCGGGCGCGTAACTTTTTCTTTGTACCGTTCGAGTAGCTCTTCGTCGGTTTCTTCGTTAATGCCACCTGTGAATGGTTCGGCGTTTGTGACCGTTACTACGCCCGACAAGTCGCCAAGTACGACCGTGATTTTACCTGCGTCTACGTTTCCGTTAATGCCGCCGACTTCGGCTTCTGCGTCTACCTTTACAGTACCTCCGACAATTGTACCTTCCGTAGTCGTAACGAAATAAACCGGCGTTTCGCCTTCCGTTGAAACTCGCGTACCAACCGGGATGACCGTACCTTCCGGTCCCGAAAACGTAAGCCGACCGATCGATTTAACCGCCGACTTTCGCGTCAGCCCTTGCTCGGCTGCCCGTCGGTCGAGATATTCGCCGTATGTCGTGTCGGCAAATCCGAGGTTTAATACGTTGTCCATTTCGATGTAGGCTTGCGCAAGTTCCGCCGCAGCTGGCGCAAGCAAGTCGTACACAACCGAGCCTTGCCGTTTGTCGATGTCGTCCGGCAGGCGGGCTAACATGCGTTCAAGAATTCGCTCGAACGTTTCGCTTTCAAATTGCGCCACTAAATCGTCACCTCCTCGGTTAACGTGTCGCCGTCCGTTTTAACGACGGTGAATTCGACGAACACGCCGTCGCCTTTGCGGCGCACAACAAAATCCCGCACATCAGAGATTCGGTCGTCGTAAATCAACGCTTCACGAATCACGCGCGGAATTTCTTCGTTTAAAAATGCGTCTGTTACGTCGGAGCCGATCAAGTCTTCGAGTTCCGAGCCGTATTGGTCGTCGTAAATTAGGTATCGGAATCGGGCGGTGCGAATTGCTTTATAAATGAATTGTCGAAGTGCTTCATCGTCATCGATAAAATCGCCGATTACACCGTTTTCAAAATCGAGTTTGTACGTTTTTGTCGGTTCAGGCGTTACCGCAGTCGTTCCCGTTTGTTCTTCTACCGGTTGTAAAGGCGAAAGCGCCATTAACCCGTCACCACCTTATCGAGGGCGATATACAATTGTCCGTTTCTGACCGAAGCGACAACGACACGATCGCCTGGCTGGGGCGATGCTTTATTAAGCGTTTCCGTCATCACAATGTCGTCGCTGTCGAGTTCGACTTTCATGTTATCGATTTGAATTCGCAAATTAGGAGGTGCGCTCGTAACTGTCGCCAGCTCAATGTCGACATCTTTGTTATATCCGTGCTGGCGCATGAGTTGAATGAGGCGGGCAGCTCCATCGCCTTCTAAACGTTCCTTCATTCGTCTACCTCCTCGTATTCAAGTTCCGGTAGTTCGTCAGTTTTGCTCAACGTAATGGACATCGTATGCATTCCGTTTTCATATCGATGTGAATCGGTAATGACGTAATAGCCGCCGACGATTCCGGTCAACGGCTCTTTTACATAAACGGAAGTGCCAGCGATAACGCTATCAATACCGATTGCTTCGACCGACGCTTCGTCGTCAATCGTTCCGTGTTCTTTTAAAAGCTGACGGGCGAGCTGTTCGATTTGCGATTTCGTTAGTTTCGAGTCGGCGTTTTCGAGGTGTTGCATTACGCCGAATTTTTTAATGAGCGCGTCGTTTTTGACCGTTGCTACAATCGGCTTTTTGTCGGGGTCGCCGCCGATTACTTTAACTTGCGTTTTCATGTCTTCGATTGATTGCGAATATCGAGCGCTTATGATGTTCACGCCGTTTTCGATGATAAACTGCGTTACCTGCGCTTTCCGTTCTTGCAAAATGAGCTTTCCGCCTTTGTTTAGCAAAATAAAACGACGCCCCGTGTGCTTTTTCGTTTCGGTTAGCGCCGTAATAATCATGTCGTATAAGGTTTTGTCGCGTAGTATCAGTTTCGGAATTACGTAACCTGTATCAGCGATAGAGCCGACCGGAATTCCGAAGTCCGAGCATAGCCGCCGAACAATGTCGGACGCTTTCATATTCGTAAATTTCCGCGTGTCAATCGATTTTGTTAAATAAACGTTTTCGTCGTATGCGGTTATCGAATGCTTCCCATCGCTGCTGATTTCGTCCGCGAAAATGACGCCGCGAAAGAGTTCGGTTCCGGCGTTGTAAAATCGGATTTCAGCGCCTTTTTCGAATGTGAATATGCGCTTGCGACCGTCAAGCGTGTTCGTCAATGAAACGTTTAGTGTACGGCACGGCTGCATCACGTCGCCGCTCCATTCTACGGTTGTCACAACAGGCGTAATGTCCGTGTTGTTATAAACGACCTTTATTTCCGCTTGCCCCGGATACATTACGGAATCACCAACTTTTGCCCCGGATAAATCAAATTCGGATTTTTGCCTATTACCTTCCGATTTGCGTCATAAATTTTCCGCCATTCACTTCCTTTTCCGTAAAACCGTCGAGCTATTTTCCATAAACAGTCGCCTTTTTTAACGACGTATGTTTTCGGTTTACTTCGACTGCCAGGGCGTGTTTTTTGCGGTGGTTTATTCGTTTGAACCCTCGCAAACGAAACAAAACGATATTCTTTTAGCGTGATGGAAAAATAGATGTCGCCAGGGTTTCCCGCTTTGTCCGGCTCGTATTCGAAATCGCGAATCGTTACGGGCGTATTAATTGGCGTTCCCGTTACAATTAATCGGCACGGTTTACGTGAATCGCGCCATCGTTCAAGCGTTTTAACAACGTCCCATGGTTTCGGGATGTTTGTGTATTCGCAATAAGTCGGGTTATAATCGCGAGGCAAAAACGATTCAAACGAATACTCTTTTAACTCACGTTCGCCAATTATCGTAATTTCACCGAGTTGGTTAACGTTGATGTCTTCGAACCCGAACGGCGACGAAACCGTTATCGATTCCGGATTAACCGGCAACCGAATTTTCTCTTTACCGTTGTTATACGTTAGCCAAAATTCGACCGCCATTACGCCATCAACGCTCCTTTTTGCTCGATTAATTTCGCGAGTTCATACGCGATTTTTTGAATATCGGAATCTTGGCGAACGTTGAACGTGTTGCCGGAAATCGTGACGCTGACGCCGCTTGCGCGCCCTTTGCGGTATTCTTCCGCTTCGCCGCGCGGTAATACCATTTCGCCACGGTGTAACAGCGCTGGGAATCGGTCATATGGAACGTAATTTAAACCGCCAGCATATCCCCGCACCAGCTGTCGTTCTTTGAACAGCCGGTAGTTGCGCGATGTGCTACCGCTACGTTTTTTCGATTTTTTGCCGCCGAAGAATTTGTCGTAATAGTGTTTGGCGATTCCTGCTACGGTACCTGCACCGCCAAAAACCATTCTTGCAATCGGATTGCTCGAAATTGAATCCATAATTCCTTGCGCGATAGAGCTACCGATTTTTGTACCGATTGTTAACGCTGCCATTGCGATTGGACCCGCATTGTTTTGAAGCGCTGACGCAAGTGTGTTGATTAACGTACTTGTCAACGATTCGATTTGCGACTTTCCACTCGAATTAAGCCAATCTAAGAATCGTTGATACAAATCTTCGATGATGAATTGGACTTTGCCCCACAGCGTTGTACGTTGCTGGAACTCTGGAGATTTGGTAATTGTATCGAACCAGTTATAGATCGATATAATTCCGTTAGTTAATCCGGATAAAATACTTTTAATCATCCGAGCGCCAATCTGTGCAAACCGGCTAAAATCACCGCTTTCGAGTTTTTGAAGAATCTGCGTAAAGAAATTACTCAATACTTCGAGTGACGGTCGACCCATTTCGCGTAATACAAGCTGGAATTGCTCGCGGACGCGGTTCCACAACCCGATCGTCGTCGACCCCATATCGTTTACAAGTTTCGTAGTTAAGCCGATTTTGTTGAAGTACCGGTCAAGAGCGTCAAGCTGTTTCGGTAAATCCATTTTCTTAATTTCGTTCATGACTTTCCGTGGCATTTCAAATCGCTCAACCATCGAAACTGCGTCGCCGCTGAACAATTCACGTAACGCGTAAACCGCACCCTCAACGCCTTGTGCCGGATCAATCGCAGCTAATCGTTCTGCCAAACTCCACATCTTTTCGAGTTGTTTAATATCTTTCGAGACTGTAAGAAACGATTTCGAGTTCGCGTACATCGCTTGCGAGTTTAATACCGGCGACTGAACGGAAAGACGATCGATTAAATCCATGTATTGCTTGGAGATTGCTTTATTGTTAATCATCGCGTTTATCATGACGGTCGATTGTTCATGTTTAGCCGCTTCCCATACGGTGCTGTCGAATATCTTTTTCGCGGCGTATGCGCCTCCGATTGCGGTAGCGAGTCCTGTAAAAGCCGTTGCAAGCCTGCGAATACCGCTTGCTTCCTTCGCTATGTTTCGTAACCCATTACCTAAACGAGTTAGGTCCCAACTTGCTTTCTGTGTTTCTTTAGCAAAACGCCCCATCTCGTTACGCAACCGACCGTTTGCGTCACGCCACAATCCGGTTGTTCGCTGCGCTTTACGAACTGCGTTATCAAATTGCTCCGCTGCCCGTTGAGCGCGTCGCATTTTACTTGTAAAATCGTCTTTTAATCGCAGAACAGCCGTTAAATCGAACGCCAATTATTTCACCGCCCTTTCTTGTTTCTTCCGCTCTCTTTCTTCCGCTTCTAAAACGAGTTCCATCGACGCGTACATGAACTTACGGATTCTCAACGGCTTGTTATACACTTCGTCGGGCGGTATGCTGTGGCGTTGGAAAATTTCGTGCAGTATTGCCGCTTCCCCGCCCGCCTTGATTAGTTTTTTATTTCTTCGATCTCCTCGCCGTCGTCAAAACCGGACAAACGTAAGATTTCGTCTTGCAATAACGTGATTTCACCGATATACAACGCCTTTTTCACTGCGTCGGCCGCGTCGGTCGCCTTAAATTTTTCGAGAACTTTTTTATCGCCGAAGTTTGGGTCGACGGTTCCGCTCGCGACAATTAGCGCTGCCACTTCGTCCTCACGGACTTCCGTTTTTGCTTTCGAACCTTTTCCGACTGTATACGTTGCTTGTTCGCGAATTCTGTAAAACTCGTCAGTGTCAATCGCTCTGACACGGAAATTCACGCCCAAG